GTAATTGGTCCTACTGCACAAGATCCCTACGGACAAAACGTTGCAATGGGAAGTGGATTGCTTGGACAAGTGTCTCAGTCCTTAATGTCAACGCATTATAGCGTCGCAGACAAAGTAGCACAAGGAGTTCCGGGATACGCACAGGGATATTATGGTGGAAGTCTAGTTAGTGTTGAGCCGGGGATATTTGGTGGCTTGACTTATACTGGTGTAAATGTACCTGATATTCACCAATACTCACCTAGTCAGTTTATGGCTGACATGGAAAAAGCGAAAGCTTATTCAGAAGCCGTAGAACCTTTTGGTGGTGTTGGGACTACAAGTATAGGTGGACAAGGTATAAGTGTTGATAGCTTTAGTAGTCCAACTGAAGCAGCTCAAAACAATACAGGTTATTCATCTTATGGTCCTACAGGTGTCGCAACTGGTGCAGCACCTCCGGGTTCACAGTTTAGTTCGACGGGCATATTTAGTACAAGTAATACTAATAATGACAGTGATGATAATAACGATAATAATTCCAGTGGAGGAAACGCAGGCGACCCCGGAGCAGGTGTAGACGGTCCGGGTGGTGAAGACAGTAGTGACTCAGAGATGGGTGGAGAAGAGGTAGCTTACGGCGGAAGAATAGGTATGCAGATGGGTGGCGATCCTGCACAACAACAAGCACCATCAACAGAGATGGGATTCATTGGAGGACCACCAGATCAATTTACCGAGCAACAAACCATAGCTGACGACATACCCAAAGAAGTACCTGAAGGAACATTTGTAATCAACGCACCTGCTGTAGAGTTTGCAGGTAAAGAAGATATAAAACAAATGTTGATCGAAGCTTATGAGATAGTTGCTCAAGCAGATACAGATGCAGGAACAGACAGAACTGCTCAAGCAGCTAAAGTACCTAGTAAAGAACAAGTTGAAATAATGATATCACGTGGAGAAGTTGTTGTACCACCAGAGATAGCTAAAGTCATAGGTTACGACAGATTAGAAAAGATAAATAATCGTGGTAAAAAAGAAGTAGAACGTAGACAAAAAGAATCTGAACAACAAGAAAAACCACAAGCCAGACAAGTTGCAGAAGGTGGTTTCATAGACACAGACGACAAAATAGCTTCCGCTGATTATTCAGAAGGTGGAATTGATGCTCTCCGAGCTACCTTGTTACGTGCAACAGGTCACTTAGAAAATGTAGAACAGGGACTAGGAGAAGGATTTAAGTATGGTAAAAAAAGTAAAGAAGGAGACACTTTACGTCACATACTTACAAGTGGATATATAAGTGAAGATGGGTTTTTAAATAACTTTATGTCAGATCTCTTCGATAGCAGAGAGAAAAGTAAAAATATGTCAGAAGAAGATAAAATTGATTTGAACAACAATAAATTCGGAAGGCTTTTACGGCAAAAATATCCAGACAGATTAGAGTTTACAAAACAAGCTAGAAATGTAGTGGATAAACTAATTAAAGGTGAGACAGTTGAAATAGATGGAGTTTCACCTATGATGAGCGTAAGAGCAGAGTAGAATTCGTCAGCTACCCACATTAGTGGCCCTGACAAACCGAAGCAGCTACCCGCAGCCATGTGGCACTGCATATTATGAGGTAAAAAACAATGGCAAAACAAGTAAGAGGTGCGAGAGCATTTAAACCCAATGACTCCTTTGGAGTGATTAACAATCCAAATCTTTACAAAAACAAGTACCGAGAGGAAGTTGATAAGGAAGATGAGGATGATGAAGTAGTAGAAGCAAAACAAGAAGACGTTGGCACTCAAGAAGAAGCTACCCAACAGGAAGGTTTTGTGGAAACTAAGCAGGAAGAGAGTCCTGAACACGACTACAAAAAACGTTATGATGATTTAAAGAAACATTATGACAATAAACTACAAGAATGGAAGAATGAGAAAGAAGCTTTGAAAACAACTGCACAGCAGATGGATTTAGATCCTTCAATCAAACTTCCTAAAAGTCCAGACGAACTAGAGGAGTTTAAGAGTAAGTATCCAGACGTGTATGCCGTAGTGCAAACCGTAGCGGCAATGCAAGCTCAAGAACAATCTGAAAGTTTAAAGAAGGAACTTGAAGTTATAAAAGGTCGTGAGAAGGAAATGGAAGTTCAAAGTGCATATAAAGTGTTACTTGCCGCACATCCTGATTTTAATGATATTAGGAATGACGAGAAGTTTCTCTTGTGGCTTGATGAACAGCCAAAATCGATTTCTGAGGGTATAACTAAAAACAATACTGATAGCAAATGGGCAATCAGAGTTCTTGACCTTTACAAAGCCGATACTGGCTTAAAAACGAAACCTAATAAATCTAATGCGTCTGCTGCCGAAGCAGTCAGGACACCAAGTTCTAGAGAAGTCCCGATTGACAAGAATGCAAACAAAAAGATTTGGAAGGTATCAGACATCGCCAAGCTTAAGCCGTGGGAGTTCGAGAAACTTGAAAAAGAAATCGACCTAGCACGACAAGAAGGGCGAATAACTCAATAACTAACCTCAAATAGAGGAAGGATAGAAAAATGGCTTTTAATTCAGCTTCAGGGTACAATAATTTACCGTCAGGTAATTTTGCTCCCGAAATCTTTAGCCAAAAAGTTCTCAAGTTCTTCCGTAGAGCTTCGGTTGCAGAAGATATTACGAATACCGACTATACTGGCGAAATTGAAAACTTTGGTGATACTGTTAACATAATGAAAGAACCAACACTGACTGTGTCTTCATATTCAAGAGGTTCTGTAGTTAACCCACAAGACTTGGCAGACGATCAAATTACATTGACTGTCGACCAAGCCAATGCTTTCGCATTCAAAATAGACGACATCGAAGAGAGACACTCTCACATTAACTTTGAAGCACTAGCAACTTCTTCAGGTGCTTATGCTCTAAAGAGAAAGTTCGATGCAAACGTTCTTCAAACCTTATCTGACGGTGCTGGAATTGCCGCATCTGCAGTATCAGGTACAACTTTAACAACTACTGCCGCTGCAGGTACATTAGGAACAACTGCTGCTCCTATCAACGTTGAGACAGACGATGCAGGTATCAATATGATGCTCGCTATGGCTAGACTTCTTGACGATGAGTCTGTACCTGAAGAGAACAGATGGTTTGTAGCACCTCCAATTTTCTATGAGAAAGTTTTCCAAGCAGGAAACAAGATTGCTGAAGTTCAGGTAACTGGCGACGGTACATCTCCTCTAAGAAATGGTCTTGCAACAGTTGGAACTCTTGCGGGTTTTAGATGTTACAAGTCTACAGCTTTAAATAGCTCTGGTGGAATCGATCAGGTAACATTAACAGATGCTGCTGGTACATTAGCTACTGACGCAACTGAAAATATTGTTTTAGCTGGTCACATTTCATCATGTGCAACAGCGTCCCACATCGCAAAGACTGAAGTGGTACGTTCAACTGAATCATTCTCCGACGTCGTTAGAGGATTGCATGTTTTTGGAAGAAAAGTTCTAAGACAAGAAGCAATCGTTCGTGGCGTTGTAGATTTTGCTTAAGGGAGACTAGATAATGGCTACATATGATAGAACCGCCACTGGTGGTGGAACTGCAGGTCATCCAGCTAATGTCGCAAGACCTTATGTTGTTGTGTCTCCTGTATACGACGCTGTTGATAATACAAGTTTAGCAAACGGTGACATCGTTAAGATGATTGACCTACCTGCTGATACTGTAATTGTCAACGGATACTTGGAAATCCTTGAAGCCGCTTCAAACGCAAACATCTCTTTAGATGTGGGTGTTGATAGCTCTGTTGATACTCTTATCGATGGTGACGCTGCAGACGCAGGTATCACAAACTTCGGTGCAGGTACAAACGGTCAAGTAGGCGACATGGTAACAGCAGCTAATGCTATCCAAGTTAAAGTCATTGAGACGACAACTACAAATGGTGAGACTGCTCTAAGATTTAGAGTTATCGCTGTTTTAGCTGACGTATCACAGAATCCTGTAGAAACTGCTACAGTTTCAACTGGTACATAATCTAACTAACTCAAGGGGGCAGGGTAACTTGCCCTCTTGACAACAATGAGGTAGCACGAATGTCTGAGAAAGGTACAATGAAAGGTCACACCATCAAAGGTGGTCACAAACGCCCAACTAAAAAGGGTGCAGGTATGACTGCGAAAGGTGTAGCTAAGTATCGTAAAGACAATCCCGGATCAAAACTTAAGACAGCAGTAACTGGCAAAGTCAAGCCGGGGAGCAAAGCTGCCAAACGAAGAAAGTCCTATTGTGCAAGAAGTGCAGGGCAAATGAAAAAGTTTCCTAAAGCAGCAAAAGATCCTAATAGCCGTTTAAGACAAGCTAGAAAGAGATGGAAATGCTGATTTCAATTAACTTCACACTATTTAAATTTTTCAATACCATAGCAACAGGCTTTTACAATCGCTATGTACGAATGTTACACAAGTCACAAGGTAGATAATGGTAACCGTTGAGCAGTTTCTGAAATGGAAGATTTTACCGAGATGTATGATGCTCGCAAGCACAGTTATGTCTTGGAGATGTGCTGAGTGGTTCATGGATTTAGATGCACCCACAGCAGCTCAATCAGCATTTGTATCCGTCGTTATGGGCGTGATGACAGGTGTATTTGGTATTTGGATGGGTCACGAACACAAGGAGCATAAATAATGTTAACAGCGTTAATAGGTCCTATTGCTAACCTTGCAGGTTCGTGGATGGAAAGCAAGGTAGAGAAGGTCAAGGCTGATGGTCAAGCTAAAGTAGCACAAGCCAAAGCTAAAGCAGTCGTCGCAGAAAAAGTAGCAGCAGGAGAAGTTGCTTGGGAGAAGTCTATGGC